CCACGGGTCGCCAGCACGTCAGCAGGCCATTGCCACTGATTGTCTGGCGAGCCAGCCATAAAGCGTAGGTCATCGACCTCGTCGTCACGCGACTCAGAGTAAGCCGACAGCGCCATCTCAAACCGATGGAGCATCTGCGAGATGCGTTCTTTATCGTCCGCTTCGGCTACTTTACCCGCGCCTACAACGTCGTCGTGTGCAAATGACGGCATTAGCAGCCCTTGAGATTACGAAGGACGTGTGGCTTGTCGTGCTTTGGGTTAATCTCACCCGTCAGATGTGGGTGGTGCGTTGGGCTATTACGTTCAGCAAGAAGCGTTTTAGGCACTGGTTTACCTTTCATGCCCGCGCCAGCGTGTGGCTCGCGAGGCTCACGCTTTTCGATTTTCATCGCTGCTTTCTTAGCGTAGCTCATTTCATTTTTCCTTTTTTGGAAGCGGCTTTGCGCTTAACTGAATACGCGATTGCAACACTCTGTTTTACAGGTTTCCCTGCTTTCACTTCTGCGGCTACGTTTTTTCTAAAACTCGTCTTGCTGGTCGATTTCTTGAGCGGCACTGACGCCTCCATCTATTGGTAATGCAGCACCCTTAAGGTGCGATCCTTTACGGCCATGATGTGAGCCATAATTGTGACTTGTCGCGCATACAAAGCCGCCCATGTTGTTATGGACAGCCTTTGCACTACGCGCATGTTTAGGTGGTTTAGCGCCTTTACCTTTACCGCCGTGAATACGTTCGGCCTCTGCGCCCATCGTCGCGTTAGGCATACCGCCTTTAGTCGCATTGACTTTTTTGCCATTGCCGATCATTACGTCACCGTATGTAAGAGCGCAAAGTTAAGCACTAATGCCTCACTATATGCGTTATTGGTGATGTTTTTAATGACGATAGTAAATGACCCATCCGTTATCGCAGCTACAAACACGTCATAAGCGCCGACTGTGCCTCCTGACGATACGCTGCATGTTACCACATCTTTAGATGACACTTGGCTATTAGTTACCACAAATACAGCATTAGCGCTTGGTGCAAGCTGCGAGTTAGCCGTTGTGATTTGTCCTGACGAGGAATTGACTGTCACGCCGGTCGTTTTATTGTTTTGTTGTGTTACAGTGCCATAGGCTCCTGCTGCGTAGCCGATCTGACCAGTCGTCAAGATATTAGCGGCCTGCACGGTAGTCGCGCCGATAATGTTTTGGTCTTCGTAGGCGACGCCAATAGGCTTAGTGTTTGCCACAGTTCCACCTTTTCATACTAGCTTTAGCGCGGTCAGCGTTCTTCGATTTAGCGACGACGCCGCCCATACGCGCACAAAAACTAGCCTTACGACCTTTATCAGCCTCAGTCTTAGGATTAGGTGCCGGAGCCTTTAACTTGCTGCCCGTAGCAGCATTATACTTAGCACGACCTTTAGCAGTCAGACCAGCGCCCGATTTTGTCGATAGCTTCTCGCCACGACCTACAGCTAAAGATACAGATTTCTTAGCCATCAAGAGGCCATCCATCCAGATGATGCGGAGCCTTGACCATAGCTGATACGCCGTGTCTGGTCAACGCGCGCCTCGCGGTGTGCGACGGGGAAAGCGAAAGTAACGGCTATCGCGTCCGCAGCGTCTGGGGAGGCTAGCCCCCTCGACTTCATGTCCTTCTTCGACTCCAAGAAGATCGTCCCTTTCGAGTCCGGCTTCATCATCGGTCCAGTCAGGTCCGACTTCAAATATCTGTCCTTTTGTATGCTCGCGCTCTTCAGCCATTCCTTCATCGTCCCCCACATCTCTGCACGCTTATTACCATACATGATGGGCTTGTTGCTTTTATTGCCGAAGTTCACTCCCCGCACCTTGTAGCGTTGCTCCTTTAGCCGGTCCACGATCCCCGCGCCGAGTCCGCCCTCGTCTATGACGACCAGCGCGGGCTTATACTCCTCGATCACGTCGATGACGTGCCCAACCACCGCCATGGTGTCGTCGCCTCTGTAGCGTTTGATCGCCACCATGTCGCGGCCTTGTCGGACGGCGATGACAGTCGCGTCAGCGCCAAAGCGCGCCGGGTCTACTCCGACGACAATGGGCGCAGTCTGGTCGAGCCATCGCGCTCTTTCCATTGCGTCATCGACCAGTGAATTGGGGATAAACTGATCGTCCGAGGCGTTAGGGAATTGTCCATAGACCTCGACGTGGGCTTGGGTTGAGTCGGGGCCATACTCGTCAATGATTTGCTGGTAGACGGCCTTATCTGTCCCTTCGACAGATCTGGCATCGACAATCTTATTTCTCCAAAAGTCTCGTTTGGAGTTAAAACACTCATAAAAGTAACCAGAGTTACGCCGGGGGTTACTAAAGCACAACCAAAACCTATTAGGCGTATTTTCCGTAAAAAAGCCCGCTGCCACTGCCCAAATCGTATCATCAATACCGCTCGCCTCATCAAACACCAGCATCACACCCGCGAAGTTATGCACCCCCGCGTAGCTGTCTGGATTCTCAGCCGACCACAGCCGCCCCTCGACGCCCCAGTATCTTGTGCCCATCTTCAGGTCACGCTCGACCAGTTCCGAGATCCACTTCGCCGGTAGCACCCGCGTCGCGCTTACCTCGAACCAGTGACTGTGAAGTGACATACTCAGCCATTTCGTGATCTCGGCCCAGGTGACGCTGCGGAGCTGCGCCTCTGAGTTAGCCGACACGATGGTCGTCGAGCCGATCCGTGTGGTCAGCATCCAGATCACTAACCATGAGACTAAGGCAGATTTACCGATGCCGCGCCCCGAAGACGTCGCCATCCTAAAAGTCTCAAAGTCTACCCGACCGCCGTTTGCTTTGATGTGTTCGCGCAGCTCGACCAAGACCTCTAGCTGCCATCGACGCGGCCCCTCGAAATGCTCAAGAGGCGTCCCCGGTTTCCCCCACGGGAACGCCAGCCTCACGAACGACAGCGGGTCGTTCTTGATCTGCGGCGACCATAAGGTCGCCATAAGACGCTGTTCCTCCTCCGGGGAGTATATTGGCACTTGCATCTATTATCTGCCCTTCAATGACCCGTTGCTGCGCCTCTTGTAACGCCGCCGTAATAGAGATCGTTTGGTTGACCTCGACGCTGACCGCCTGTTTAGCAACCCAGCCATGCACATGCTTTAGAATATCAAGCGCAGCTTTTGCATCGCCCGCCAGCGCCGCGTCACGTAGAACGCCCGCCATCTCCATCTCGCCGTCAGCGCGTCCTTTGGTTTCGTAATACTCCGCGACCGGGTCGAGTTGGATGAGTCTACGATACTCGACCGGCATCATGTCACAGGCCAACGCCAGCGCGTCGCCTTTTAACCCCCGCCGCGCCGCTTCATAAATCTGACCGAGCCGCTGCTCCGTCGCTTCGATCTTGCGCGGCTCATAAGGTAGCGATTGGAATGTCATTGCAACAAAATATATGACGGGGTGCTTTTTAGCAAATAAAAAAAATTTCGTGCTGCAAAATCTAAAAAATAAAAAATTTCGTGCAGACCCTTCGTATACCTTTAAGGGATGGTCAAGGCCCAGGCCCCCTCCCCAAATGTAAACTGCCAGCTTAGAGCTTAACTCACTTAGAATGTAAACTTAAAGTAAAATGTTAAGTTAAATGTCAACAAAAGTTGGGTGATTGTTGGGTGTTATGGGTTGTCTGGGTGATAGGTTTTAAGTCGCTGAATGACTTTTCTACAGTCGCCCACGTTCACGGCTCATTTGACTTATATCAATTATTATACTTATTAAATATTTATAATAATAATAATAACACATATAGCCCAAAGTCATGATATTGCGACAGTCCAAGGCCTTGGCTTACAACCCATTTGACGACCACGCCACAACCCAAAACACCCAGGAAAATCGCCCATAAAAACAAAAGTGAAAATTAATGCAAGAAAATACTTTACAACTGTGAATAATTGCGCTAAAGATAATCTTACACACAAACCAGGGGTAAAAATCATGACACTAACAGACTTTTTTAATTCAGCATGCGTCGCAGCGGGCGTCGTCATGCTAATGGTCGCAGCAATTGCTGCGCCTTTCATTCTGTTTAGATAAGGGGAAAGTCCAATGCGCACGTTTACTTACTATTTCGACGAGCTTTCTATCATGCCGCGATATGCCGTCTATGCGGCTGGCGAAGCGGAAGTATCATACAACATTGCGTCGCCTGAGCCGGACGTCGGGATATTCGAGCACTATGCGACGGATATTAGCGTTGACGCTATCGTCATCTATGGCCATGGGCACAATGACAGTAAACTCAATCTAGACGCCGACCATTGGCTTTATAGCCACATAGAACAAGCGCTGTTAGACGACGAAAGCCTAGCCTATGCCTGCATGGAGGATGCCAGCTAATGCGCGTCCTTGTGGCTTGTGAATATAGTGGCATAGTGCGCGACGCCTTTCGCGCATTAGGGCACGACGCGCGATCATGCGATCTTTTATCGACAGAAAGTAAGATAGAGGAGGGGTTTCACTTTCAATGCGATGTGCGCGACATATTAGAATATTACCCGTGGGATCTTATGATCGCACACCCGCCATGCACTCACTTGGCCGTTAGCGGCGCGCGTTGGTTCAAAGATAAGCAACAGGAACAACGCGAGGCGCTTGACTTCGTGCGCGATCTGATGGCCGCGCCGATTCCTCGCATATGTATAGAAAATCCAATAAGCATCATCAGTTCAAAGATAAGAAAACCCGATCAAATAGTGCAGCCTTGGCAGTTTGGACACGGCGAGACTAAAGCGACATGTCTGTGGCTTAAAAATCTGCCAAAGCTAACGCCGACTAATATCGTCGATGGCCGCGAAGCGCGCGTTCACAAAATGCCACCAAGCGCCACTAGATGGAAAGAAAGATCAAAAACATACCAAGGCATAGCTGACGCTATGGCTCAACAATGGGGTGCGCCATGAAACAAGCTCTTTATGTCATAGGGCTGGCAACATGCGCCAGCCTATTAATTCCGGCAATAGCCTTAGTCTTACTCTATACGATAGGGGGGTAACATGTCACGTATGGCCGAGTATTATGACTTCCAACAGATGCTCTATCTACTCTCGACGCGCGCGTTAGAGATAATGCTCAACTATGAATCAGATACTTTCCGGCATAGCCTAATCAAAAAAGAAATCGAGGCGCGCAAATGAGCGACCACATTATAAAAGCTCTACTAGAGCAAAACACAAAGCTGAGAGAACGCGTTCAAGCTCTCGAGGCGGTCATTGCGGCAATGATCTGTTCACAGCCGCCAGAAGACCTCTTAACGCCTGTAAACGACACGACGGAGCAACAGCCGTCATAGGGGAAAGCCTAATGAAGAAAGTGAAACAGATATTATTAGAAGAGGCGCTAGACAGTAACCTCTCGCCGGAACAAGTCTTAAGCTATAGCAGGCGGCAAGACATTCTATGGACGCGCTATCGCATCTATTGGCGGGCGCGGCGGGAAACGAGCGCCAGCTATCCGCAAATTGGGCGCGTGTTAAAGCGCGATCATACTACAGTCATACATGGGGAGCGCTGTTATCAGGCGAGATTAGATGGGAAAGAATATAGAAAACCAGGGCGTAATGTCGGTTATAATAATAGCGATAATAGAGATTCTATTGGGTGTTAAATGACTTATCTGTGCTACACATTTGGCAAATGTGTAGCCTTTAAGATACAAAAGAGCGAAAAATGACAGACCATTTTAAAGAGCAATACGAGGCCATACAGGCCACAATCCCCGACGTGCCGAGGGATATGCCTTACTACCAAATTAATGTGCCTCTGTGGCTGTTCTGGCGCAAAATAGACCCTATGGCAGTGGAGCATCCCATAATGACGGAGCAAGAGATAACGCGCCGCTTAGACCTGCTTTACATGGGCGACGGCACCTGCTAATAGTTGTCTATTAGCAAACCTCCCCATTGCTATTTGGCTCCGCGTTCACCCCTAGCGCGGGGCCTTTTTTATTGGAAAGCGCGGCCATTACACAACTCGCATAGTGAATTAACTATAAGAGCTGTATAACACACGACCAGATCGCATACTATCTGCATAGCCCCTCCGCGCATGTGTCATATATCGTCTTCGCGGCCTGACACGCAGCCAGCCCATAGATGAAAACACTAATTAGGACGAAGCGCAACAACATTCCCCTCCTGCGGCGTGTCTTCGACCATGCGACGAAGATCTGACTTGTTAAGGTGCTTTAGCTTTGGTGACACGAAAATGTGGCGTTTATTCTTATGCTCTGGCGCGTGGACAAGACCAAGATCGCGCCAACCTGACTCTTTGAGCGCGTGTAAAAGCGCGGCCTGGGGAACCTTAACGCCGGTCGGAGCCAGACCTGCGAGCTTCTGACAGACCTTGAACCAGGGGCCAGCGATAACGCCTTGGTTGAAAGGATAACGCATGGCCTCGATCTCGTCGAGGATATAAGACTCAGCAGTGGACATGCCGGAGCTTATCATCGTGCGCTTAAAATCAGTCTCCATCGGCGTGGCAGCCGGGTTGAACTTGGAGACATCACGGCGCATCATCCAGCCAGCAATAGCCTCAAAGCCGCCCGCGTTATACCAATCCCATATCGCCCTAGCCTCATTAGGCTGCATACGTGGCGAGCGTGACCAGACGCAGAACCATCGACGGTCTTGAGATGGCAGTGAGATCGGCACGGGATCGTTCGTGAACGCCAGGACGAAGAGGCGATTGACCATGTCATATGGATGCAAGCCTTTGCGATTAATCGGGAGCGTCTCAGGCGGCGCGGCGATGATAGGCTTGAGCTTGTTAGCCAACGCCCGGCGCTCGCGCGCCTCTGGCTCTCGAAGCTCGTTAAGAATAAGAACCTCGCTCTCCATAGCATAGCCCCACTGGCTGGTGAGGTTATCGCCGTCGATAAGGCCACGGTTCTTATAGTTAGGTCCGCAGATAGACCATATGAAGGGCGCCCACATGGTGTCTTTGCCGCAGCCCTCATCGCCGCCATGTAGAATCGCGTGATTGATCTTGATATTAGGGTTCTGAACCTTGAAGGCCATCGCGTCGAAGATATGCGCGCGCTCGTCAGGGTCAGGCACAAGCCGCTCGCAGTGCGCCAGCCATTTGCTGACGTCGCCGCTGCCAGACACGGGACGCGCGTTCATCCAACGGTTGCCGTAGACGTCGCCGTCTTTGTTATAGACTAATGGTTCTTCGCCAGCGGCGTAGGTCAGACCTTTAAGGAGCAACCCGCCGACCTCCTGACGATGCTCGTCAAACCATGTCGAAGCCTCAATACGGCGACCCTTACCATGTGTTGATTGACACTCGATGTGCCTGAACACGGCATTAAACGCGGCACGCGTCAGCTCTGTGCGCGTCTCAAGGTCGAAGTAGGCGTCATCAGTCAGGATATAAGCGAAGCGCTCGAACCAGCCTGTGCGTTCGACACGACCGGCCTGCTTGCGCTCAACCTCGACGATCCGCTTGTTGGCGTCGTCTTTGAACATATCATTATTAGGTAATAAGTCACGTAAACGCGCCATTTCTTTAGCTAAGACGTCGTCACGTAACCCCGGCATTACTTGCGGGCCACCATTATCGCAGACCCAATCAAGAAACGCGGCGCTGGTCAGATGATCGCAATGACCGTGGTAACAACAAAATGCGCGATTAAGGGGATTATAGCGTGCCTCAACTTGACCATCCGTATGCTCTGCATGGTTCGGGCAGACAACGCCGAGCCAGCCTTCCGCATTGATCGACGATAAGACGAGGTTCTGGTCGTTGAGCCATTGCAACACGCTGTCTTCGCCTGTGTCTCGCAGCTTGATCGAGATAGCCTTGGCGGTATCCGCTTCATCGGGCGTTACTCCTAGCGCCTGACAGATCTCAGGCAGGGTGTATTCTAATCCTTTTTGGAATTTAACGAGGCGCGCTTGGAAATTATCGCGTCCCGGCTTGAGGTTAACGCTACCTGGCAAGCGGCAATTACGAACAGCATTGGTAGCACCAGGATCAGTATAACCGCTTTTAGCAATGGCCGTAATAGCAGCACAATATTCTCCTTTTGTCGGTTGTTCGCTGAAGGCATACCCCCACTGAAATGATCCAGGGCTAGTCTCAATAATCCATGTCGGCTCTAACGGCGGCTCTTTAGACTTCGTGCCAATGTCGTCCAACATCATAAACGCGACGTATTCGCAATTTGATGACGACGCAGATGGACGACCATCCTTAAAACGATCAACGATAAAAGAGCCTGTGTTCACATACCACGCCTCACCGTCCTTACGCTTATGCGTCGGCATGTAGGCAGGCCATGTATACTTAGGCGATCCGTCAAGATGATTACCGCCTGTTGGCTTTTGTTTTACGACGAGCAGCGTCTCGCCTTCAGGCGCGAGACTGCATAAATAAGGTAGTAAATTATTTTCCATATCTCCCCATAACCCCCGCTTCTACTTGCAATGGCAATCCATGCGCCCATTCGGGCGGCGTTATCATTATTTCTTCTAACCGCTGCTTTGCCTCCTCTGGCTGATCCGTCTCAAGAACGATCTCGTCGTGAACATGCAGGACAACATTAAAACCCTCATCATCAAGACGGCGAAGAGACGCACGCAAAAGATCGTGAGCTGTAGCCTGTGTAACATTCTCACAAGCTAAACCCCGCCAGAGACGGGCGCGGGGCCACTCCTTGGCGTCAGCCGCAGGTTTCCAACTCGCCTTAGCATATGTGATATTGTCGTCTTCAAAACGGGCAAAAGGGTAACAAAGAACGCGCCCGGACGGGAGAGAATACCAGAGATGTTGGCCGTCGAACAGATAAGATATACGGCCTGCGGAGAATATCCTATTTTTATTCCGCAAAGCTCGCGTATATGCCGTCTCTAAAGATTCCCAAAATGGCACAGACCACGGGTTAGCGCGACGCCAGGCGTTGACCATCCGACGTGCCTCGTCTTCAGGCATTTGTAGACCATAAGCGCGGCCCATAGCTGCGAAGGCTCCGATACCGCCGCCGAATCCGCAGGCCAGCTCCTGCACCTTGCCAACCTGTCTTTGATCTTTGTCAACTGCATCATATGATACGTTAAACGTCGCGGATGCATTTGTTTTGTAAACGTCGAGGCCAGATGCAAAGATTTTTAATTTGTCTTCGCCATTGCCAGACAGCCAAGGATTGACGCGACCTTCAATCGCTGACCAATCAGCGACAACGAACTGATGCCCCGGCTCTGGTATGAGAGACGGACGCAGCATACCCTTAAGAACGTCCGTTATGCGCTTGCCGTATTGCGGCACGATCTTATGCCCGCGCACCATAGCGGTGCGAACGGCTTCAGGATCATCAGCACATTTGCGGGTAAAGTTATGCACCTGAGCGCCGTATGATGACGCGCGGCCTGTGGCGCTGCCGCCAGCGAACACAAACGCACCTCTGACGCGATGGTAATCACAGCCAAGATCAAAGAGACGCTTGAACTTTGCTACAGAAGAAGCCCATAAATCGTCAGCGCATTGTATAACCTCGGCCACGTCCGGCGGCACTTGTTCAGGATCTTCCATCGCCAGAAGATTTGCGCGCGTTGTTTTGTCAATCGAATACTTGCCGTCTCGCTCCATGAGCTTGAGCGCTTCTGATCCGACGCGGTCTTGGACCCATTGACGCATCTTAGGTGATCTGACCGATGTGATCTCATCGTTCGTTACCTCCTTGACAATACGCTCGATCTCTTGCAGCTCATCAGCAGCATAACGCATGGCGGCTTGACAAAGATAAGCATCAACCTTGACGCCACGGTCGTTAATGCGCTCATTGACATGATAATCCAAAAGCTCTTCGTCTGTCAGCTCCCGCATAGCCTTTGAGACGGCGCGCATCGTTCGAACGTCTTGTTCGCAGTATTGAATCAGTTCTGGTAATAACTCATCATTGTATGGCGGCACGCAGCACTGACGCACAAGATAGTTGCCGCGATGATCTTTCTTCATGCCGGTATTGGCAAAGCGACCAACGTCTTCAAGCGAGCCTGGCGCACAATTAGCCCGCGCCTGTGCAGCGGTGCAGTAAAACTGCTCTAATGGAATCTGATGCCCTAGCACATGCCAGAAGATCAACCGCTCGAACGCAGCGTTATGCGCACGGATCTGACCTGTTAAAACAGGTAACAGCTCACCCGGACGCCATGTCTTAACGTCGCCATCGTCGATGGCATATGACATACACAACACTTCTGTTGTGTCGTGACGGGCGTAGTTGTATACGCCCGCCGTTTTAAGGTCGCACTCGCTGCGTGTCTCGAAGTCGATCCAAATCATTTTTTCTTCTATGTGTTCGGCCAATAATGGCGCAGCGAGAAATATCTAATTGCTTTGCAATCCATCCATATGATTTGCGACGGTCGCGCCAATAATCGACATAAGCGTCCATCTCGACCGTCCAAATCAATATATGATTCTTGCGTTCAATCGGCGGGGCTATCAATTCTATCTCCTAGATACTCGCCATTAGGCCCATTATAGATCGTGACATTACCAACCTTTGGCGCGGAGATCATATCGCTACCGACATAATAAAAATTTTCATGTGGGTAAGACAGTTCTGTAGCTACTGGTCCATTAGGGCCACTGAACACAGAGATCTGCTGTGCTGCGACGGGCGACGTCATCAGCATAAGTGCTGCAATGTATCTCATGCGTTCACCTTTGAGATGGTCGCGTCCATGCGCGCTGTTTCTATGATTGGTTTGCTGTATGGATCTTTAGGATCTTGCGCGAGCCATTGCACTGACACAGGGCCAACACCATTAGCCATCCAATAACGCGCGCCAGTGCCAGGCTTACCATCCCAAGCCTGCATGTAAGTGAATACAAGCACGTCGTTATACATTTTGTTATCGCGCCCCGGCCACCAATTTAATAACTTCTCAATGTGAACGATCTGGATGCCTTTCGACATCGCCGGAGGCCATGATTGAAACAGACTCATCTGTGGGTAAGTTATGTAATCCTCGCCTATGTTTAGATATTCACCCCAACCAATAGGCGGCGACATAACTACTTTTTTGCCCGCAGGATAATCATCGCGCCATTCATTAATGCCGCTACCAACATTATAGCGATAATACCATGTGTCTTTCCATGTCAGATGCGCGTCGTAGTCAATGTAGAGCATCGAATCAGATCCAACGTCATACGAGAACACTGACGTCAGCGGCGGCATTGATCCATCTACGGCGACGTAATCAAACCGACGCAGCTCATGCGTCTTAAACACCGGCCAATAAGCAGGCACAAATATCTTGCTCATTTTTTGATACCCCTAATTGTTTGCTTGAGTTTTTTAATCTTCTTACGAAGGCGTTTAATTTCTTCGTAAATAACATCCAATGTTACTGGCTTGTCCGTCATCTAAACCCCCGGAAAAAATGGGGGCTTGCGCCCCCACTCCATTAGCTACGACGACGACGTCCTGTGTCAGGACTTGCGACCTTTTCTGACACGTCTTCTTCACCATCCATGCCAATAAACTCAACAATATCGAATGTCGGCGTATAAACGCGGCCATAGGATTTATGAGCATAATGGTCGCTACCGAGTTTTACGACAGCTACCGGCTTGGTTTGATCTTTATCAACTTGTTCAGCGATTTTGATCGCTAACGCGTGCATAGAACGCTTACCGCCGACTGATGTGACGGCATAACGCGCTTCCATGCCCTTGTCTTCGCCTGACATGCACTTCAATGACATGCCAACTTGTGGTTGCCATCCAGCCTGTGCGCCAGCAGGCGGCGGATCAAGATCCGGCAAAGGCTCAGAGATTGGCACCATTTTCTCAGCCAGAACTTCACCAGTTCCCCATGCAATGTAGCCATGCACAAAAGAATAAGGATTTATCGCCCAAAGCGTATCTTTCTCAACCTCAGTCTGATCTGCGCCGTAGACCCAATGACCGGTCTTATCCATCTTGAGGATAACACTGCCGACAGGACCAACATCAGCTTCGATAGAACGAAGCGCCTGTGAGAGAGACTGCGCTGATGGGAGGTTAGCGCCACCGAACTTTACTAGCATTTTACTTTACCTCTAGTTTAGAGAAAGCGGCCCGCAAATGCTGACCGACTTGTAGCACTGCCGGACGCGGATCTGACTCCGGTGCGATAGTGTTACCCGATGAAATGGCGACGACATGATCTTTAGGCAGGTCAAGCTTATGCTTCTTAAGCACCTTCTCTAGCTGCGCTGGCGACCGTAACTTTGTCTCCATTAATTCCGATATATCCAAGCCCATTTGCTCAAGAGACTCACGCGCCCCTTCTTCATTAACCCATTGCCTTGTGGCGCGCTTTGGGACGAGCTTAAATCCTGGGATGGCAATTCCGTTCTCAAGCGCTTGTTGTGCTTGTTCACGAACAGCTTTGATCCAATCTTCAAGACGGTCTGCAATAACCAGTGCATTGCCATAGCCCTCCGGTGATATGGTATTAAGCGCCGTTCTTAGCGCCCGGTCAGCCTCGCCTGTCAACACAGGACAAACAGCTTTAGCTGCACACCAGCGACAATGATCGCCAGTTGCTAATGGCGGATTAGGCGCATGAGCTATAGTGACCGCGTTCTGTAACTCACGTTCGAAGTTCTTAATGCGACCGGGCGTAGTGACCCAACGCTTGACATGCGGCGGCTGGACAATGACGCACTCGATCTCCGTAACACCCTCGAACGCCCAACGGGCTTCTTCAGTCCGCATAGCCGCAGCGGCATAAAACATAAGCTGATGGTTCTCGACAGCATCCACCGCCACCCCATCACCAAACTTCCAATCAAGAACAATTGCACGATTCCGAATACGACCAATGAGGTCACAGGAGCCAAATACATTTGCTAAAAATCCTCCAAAATGAACGCGGAGTTCTGTTACAAACTCTAACTGAGCGTCAGGGTCAATCTCAGCTAATGCTTCAAGAGCAGGGCGCAACTTACGATCAATGAGATCATCGCCAAGACCAAAGTCATCCGTAGATGCACGATTAGAGAGTATCTGATGGATGGCTTCATGTAAAAGCGTGCCTTCTTCAGCGTATTTTGACGAGGGTCTTGGAGGAACCTGCTGGCATAATTTAACGCTGCCGGGACAATTAATGACACGCTTGGCGGTCGATCCGCCGACAATATCGCTATGTTACATTTTACTTTACCTTTCGATGATGTGATACTAGACTTTTCTTTACAGACATGTCAATACAATTCTTATGACAGATTTAGAAAAAGACATTGAACGCTACTTTGTTAAGTCAGTTCAATCACTTGGCGGGGTAGCCTTTAAATTTAATTCAATGTCTAATAGAGGCGTCGCAGATAGAATTGCGTGTTTGCCTAACGGTGAGACGTGGTTTGTAGAGATAAAAAAAGACGGTGGCAAACTGTCGTCATTACAAAAAATATTTGCCGCTGACATGGCAAAGCTAAATCAAAAATATGCGTGTCTATGGAATAGGGAGCAAATAGACAGATGGAGCTACGACCGTATCAACACGAAGCCGCCGACTTTCTCTACGCCCACGACAGAGCCATGATCCTAGCGCCGGTCGGCGCGGGTAAAACAGCGATAACGCTGACAGCAATGACTGAAATGCTTCGTAGCGGCTTTGTAGATCGCTGGCTTGTGTTAGCGCCCAAGCGCGTTTGCACTGACGTATGGAAACAAGAAGGTTTTAAATGGTGCCCTGAGTTTGAGATTGCCATAGCTGTCGGCACGCCAGCGCAACGCAAAGCCGCGATGGAATCAGACGCAGATATTGTCGTTACAAATTACGATAACATCGCTTCAATTACAGGTAACTTTGATGGCGTTGTATTTGACGAGCTAACGCGGCTTAAAAATCCAAGCGGCAAACGCTTTAAAATTTTAGAAAAAATGCTTGACAAGTTTGATATTCGTTGGGGGTTAACAGGCTCTTTTACGTCAAACGGTCTTGAGGATGTATTTGGTCAATGCAAAGTGATCCATAAAGCGATCTTAGGACGGTCTAAGGGAGCGTTTATGCAACAATACTTTCGTTGTATTAACCGCGAGTATGGTCAATGGGAACCGCTGCCTCAGTCGCTTGATTACGTGATGAAGCAAATAAAACCTTGGACGTATGTGCTAGAGCCTGGCGAGTATAGAGATAAGTTACCGCCGCTGCATACTGTCAGAATGTCGGTTGATATGCCGGATAGAAAATCATATGAGACTATGAAAAAGGAGTTTGTTCTTGAGCTTAGTCAAACGATCACCGCTGCGACCGCTGCTGCTGTCACGAATAAGTTACAACAGCTTGCGGGCGGGTTTGTCTACGGACCCAACGGTCCTGAATGGATCTCCTACCACAAATTTGATGTTTTGGGCGAAATTCTATCTGAAAATCAGCGAGACAATACAATCATCGTCTACAACTACAAAGAAGAGCTAGCCGAGATACAACGCCGATACCCGCAAATGCAAACTATAGATGCGCCTGACGCCGTCGAACGGTGGAATAAAGGCGAAATAGAAATCTTAGCTATACATCCCAAAAGCGCCGGGCATGGATTGAACCTACAGTTTGGCGGCAACAAGATTGTTTTTCTGTCAATGCCTTGGTCGCTTGAGCTTTATGAACAAACAATCGGACGTCTGCATCGGTCAGGCCAGACCAAAGACGTATGGTGTTACGTTATTCTCTGTAATAAAACTATTGACGAACGCATATTTGCCAGTTTATATGACAAGAAATCTTTAGCGGAGTTAGCCCTAGATGAATTGGCGCGAAATTAACCAGGCCATCGCAGGCTTTACAGAACAAGAGGTATTGGACCTCTTGGAGGACGAGCGCCATAACGCTCGGCGGTCCACAATACTCATACGTCTACACCAGCGGTATACAACGCTGCGAGCGACGCGTGAACGGACTGAATTGTTAAGGGGAATAGAAAATGAATCCACACGATCTACTGAAACAAGCCAGCGACTTAATCGGAGAGCGCGGCGCTGATTATGGGGGAATTGAAAATAACTTCCAGCTCATTGCAGATCTTGCTTCTTTGCGTCTCGGTCGTGATATACATCCTTATGAAGTGGCAGTCATAATGGTGTGCGTCAAAAACGCGCGTAACTTTGCTAACCCAACGCATACAGACAGCCGCTTAGACGCCATGAATTATGAGGCGTTTGCGACGATGTTTGCCAAAGATTACGAAGATCAAAAATCAAACGCTGGCGCTGATATTGACTATAAGCGCAAGCGCGATTTTAGGGCGGCAGTTGTTACTAAGCTGAATACTAAGCTTGACCTTTCACATTTGGAAACTGTGCAAGCTCCCCGGTCGGCAGAGTCTTAAAACTACGTCGCACAGCAGCCAACATTAGAATAGCTTCCTTGCGTAGATCCTCATCTTTAATATGAGCGGCATACGCAAGGAGTTTTGTAAACGAGTTACAACGCGCCGCTACCGGGTCCAACTCAGCTTCTTCAATAATGTCTGGGCCGTCATACAAATCTTCGTCGTCTTCCGTCATGATTTCTTCCTTTTTTTAGAAGCATCATATTCTCTACGGAGCGCGTCTAATATTAAGACACCCTTGTCAATTGTTGGCGCACAGAACACGCGCCCGCGCGACGTCCCAGCTTCTCTAGGGTCTATAATTATTAAAGCTGCCGGGTGCATAGGCATCTTTTTAAGACCTAATGACTTAGCGTAGGTATCGGCCACCTTATACCCTGACACCCGAACAAGTTGAGCGGCGGTGCCATCGGGCGTTATCATGCCCTCATCGCCGCCAATGTGCTTATGGCCTGCGATAAGAAGATGATCACGGAAGCCAGCTATAGCCTCACGCTTTGGACCGTGCATAGAGTTCCAAATTGAGTGGCCTGGAAAGTCATGACGTGCATGGACACGCGTCTCTGAGCCATCTGGATGCTGAAGCGCCAGCCTTACGCCATGCTCTTCATACATGGAACCCGCTTGCTTTGCGAACCATGAAACAGGATCTCCTGACCCCGTCCATAGGTCATGATTTCCGGCCAAAATAAATAACCATTGGACCGACTTGACCATCCATTCAACGAGCGTCCAAGATTCCCTAGCGGTGATGGATTGGTCAGCATACAGCCGAGCGAGGCGACCGACCCAGTTGTTTGCCAGGTCGCCAATATTACAAGGCAAGATATAAGGATGGCTACCAGCCAACTCAAGATGAGACTTAAGCAGCGCAAAGGCACACCCCGGATCGTCAATATGCGGATCACCCATACATAGCAGAGCTACAGGCCCGTCGATATTAATTTTTACTTTAATTAGATCACTGGCTTCATCGGCGTTAATAATTCGCTCGCTTTCAGATAAGCGATCACGAATTAATTCATCAATCTGACGCGTGCGATGAGGAAGTTTTGGCTGTTCAAATTTGTTATATTTTAACATTAAATAGCGAAGGCGATGGCGGTCTATGCCTAACTCTTTTGCCGCTTTACTAATATGATACCGCCCAGATGGTTGTTTGTGCTTTTTGAGGACTTGCTCAACATCACGGGCGGTTATCATTTGCGAAGCCAACCACATTTGAGTGCGACCCCGACCGCGTTATGCTCACGTATTTGAGCAATCGTAGGGGCCGTATCGTGCCGCGAATAGTATATAGCTCTCGCGGCTTGGCAAAATGATGCGTGGTCAATCTCGGATGAAAGGGTCGTTGATTGGCACGCTGTCAGGCTTAGAGGCAACATCAGCGCGAACAGCTTCGCGGGCAGCGATAGCAAGTTGAGCTTCATTGGCTTGCGCCTTCATGTTTTCTAATTGAGCTTGCGCGACACCTGACTGCACAAGTTGTTTTTCATGCAGCCAGTTGAAGAAATTGACAATAACGCCCATCAATCCACTAAGTAGTGAAATTAGAGCGGTTATACTCATTGCGTTGGGCGGATTATCTTAATGATGCCCATAACTAGAACGCCAACCGTTGGGACAAGCGCACCGATCTCAGCAGCGTGCGGCAAGAAGCCGATGCTAGCGATAACAGTAGCAAGCCCTGAATAGGTTGACTGTTCAGAGATACGTGCGAGAATCCAAGACGTAATATTATTCATACTTAACTCCTATTAGCTGACGCGCGCCGCTTGGAAGTGCATACCATCTTTGCTTCTGCCCGACCAAGAACCACCCCAAGTCCAACCTTCGTCCTCGAAGGCACGTAGAACTTGGGGCACTTTTGCGAAGTGCGGATCTTGGTCGTGAAACCAATTCCGGGGGGCGTCAAGGTCAATAGCACACCCATATGCGTGCATTGACAATACGTTACCGCCGCGCATTACACGATAGTTATATGACCCTGAAAAGACAGAGACGCCCCAATCGTCAATTATTTTTTGATTTTT